TCGCACGTTTGCTGAAAGTCAAAGACGGCGACGCGACGCTTAACCTCAAATTGACGCACCTGATTGTGCCACCTGATTTGATGGACTTGGCGGTGCAGCTCTGTTACTCGGCCAACCTGTCGAACGACAGCGGGTCCGGTGACATCAACCCGATCAAGAGGCATGGCATCACTCCTGTCACCGACGCTCGATTCTCGAATGGATTGGTTCACCCAGTCACCGAGCAAGCGATCGCAGGTTCGGACACCATGTACTACGGTGTTTCCAAGTATGGACGTACCATCGAGGTCAACTACCTCCAAGGTGCTGGCCGAGTTCCTGTGGTTCGCACCGATACTCTCGTCGGCGGTGAGTTTGGCGTAGTCATCGACGTCAAGCATTACATCGGAGCCAACGCGCTCGACTACCGAGCGATGCAACGCTTCCAGGCCTAGTCTTAGTGGCCCGACCATGGGCTAGTCATCGATTCCTTTCGGCAGAGTTTCGGCTCTGCCGTTGTTTACCTCCCCCTCAACTCTCGACCAAACCCATGAAAATCCGACTTTTCCAGCCTGTAGTTTTTGACGGCAAGACGCTCGAAGGCGAGATCGAAACCAACGGTACTGCCATCAGTGCCAACTGCATCATCCAGCGAGGCTGGGGCGTAGAGGTCAAATCGTCCAAGCCTTCCAAGGCATCCCAAGAGCCTGTCGAGTCTGATCCTCCCAGCGAAGATCCGGACCAAGACGAATCAAACGAATCCGATGAATCGGACGAACCACAAGACGAGCAGCCATCGGAGCAACCAGCCGAGCAGCCTGTCGTGGTCGAAGCGCCACCCAAGCCGACCAAACCCGCTCGACGAGCAAGTCGCTCCCAGAGCTAAGTCCTCAGTAACCGCACTTCTCACTACACAACAAAGAAACCATGGCAACTTTCAAGCAAGAAACCGACTTTCGCCGATTCACCGCCAGTGCTGACACTGTCAACGGAGCCATCGTCCAGACCGCTGACGGCCTGGCCGGGATCGTCGAAGGCCTAGCCGGCGTAAAGTCCGGCAAGGTTGGCAACGCTCGCGTCGTTGGAATCGTGACTTGCGACAAGGCATCGGGCACCGTGCTCGCTGCTGGAGCCCGAGTCCAGATCGCCACTGCAACGCAGCTCGTCACCGCAAAGGCGTCGGGCGCTGCTGATTCGGGCAACATCCTGCTAGGTCGCACCGCTGCCGCTGGTGCGGACGGAGCATTGACGGTTGATGTCGACCTGAACCGAGCCGCAGTCTAACCAACCACCATGGCCATCAAAGAAGCCGATCTCAAAGAATGGTCCGATCTCGAAGCAAGGCGATCCGCCATGCAGCGAGAACTCACAACCATCAAAGATCGGCAAGGCCAGATCGAGGAACAACTCGAAGCCGAGCTTCGCAAGTCCGGCAAAACGAAAATCACTCGAAGCGGGTTCACTCTCGCTTTGAAACCTGGGAAGGCAAGCGTGAAGTGGGCCAAGGAATTCCTCAAGGCAATGGGCAAAGAGGCAGTTCAGAAACTCAAAGACGCAGCCGCCCAGAAATCGGTCAAAGTGTTCGTGTTGGTTCCACCCAAGCCACCCAAGGCCCCAAAGGAATAGATAGCCCATGGGGATGCTTGAGACTGGGACCGCTCACCTTGCTCAATCGATGACCAAACACACTGCGGTGGATGTCCTGTACATCAAACGCAAGATCCAGAAACCAATCAAGGCCACGCGGGGATCGACTCCCTTCGAAGCCTCAGACACCGAAGGGCTCATCCATCGGACCGTCAGTCGAGACTACTTGATAGCCAAGACCGAATGGCCGTTCGATGACGACCCAGAAGACGGGGACCGAATCACCGACGCTGGCAAGACCTACATCGTTCGCTCGATGACTGGCCAGCCAGTCTGGCGATTTGCCGACCCTGGCGAAAACCTAATGCGGATCCACACGAAGCAGCAATGAGCCCGATTCGTCAACTACTCGCAGACGTTGTCGAAGCACTCGCAGCCGCCGCAGTCGTCGATCCGGAAACCAATTCCGCGATCGATGGCGATACGTTCAAAGTCGATTACTTGCCACGGTTCGAAGTCGCAGACCTAAAAGATCTCCGGATCGTCGTCGCACCGAGGCAAAACACATCGACCAAGATTTCCCGTTCATCCCGGGAGTTTGAGTTCGGAGTCCAAGTTGCCGTCATCCAGACAGCGGCCAAAGACTCCGAGCGATTCGCACAACTGTTGGACCTGACTCACGAGCTCGACGAAGCACTGGCCACGGCCACGATCGACGGGGGAGTGTGGTCGAGGTCCGAAGTCAGCCTGTACGACGTCCAGGCACTGGAGCAACACGGTGCTTTTCGCAGCGTGATCACCGCGTACTTCAAGAACCGATCCTAACCGAAAGAGAGAATCATGCCGAACAAGGGACCACGCGCAGGCATCGAGTGCAAGCTGTACTACCAGGTCACTCCAGCGGCTGTCTTCAATGCCACGGCTCCGACGCTTGTGACCGAAGTCAAAGACCTCAATGTCACGCTTAACAAGACCCGCATCGACATTTCCAGTCGAGCGAGCCAGTGGAAAGCCCAGATCTCCGGACTCAAAACCGCCGAAATCAGTTTTGGTTACCAATACAACGGCGACCCAGACGACGCAGTTTTCACCGCGATGCGTCAAGCGTTTTTGAACAACACGATTTGGCACTGGGCCGTATTGGACAACACCATCGCGACCCCTGGTCCGTCTGGTGCGCAAGGACTGACCATGCCTGGGGAGATCATGGAATTCCCAATCGACCAGCCCCTCGAAGACGGCATGGTGGTCAACATTGTTGTCGCACTGTCCCGAATCAAGATCGGTTCGCCAGCCGCGCTAATCGATCCAGCCTGGTTGATTGTCGCACCGTCGGCTTAGTCCGTTTGAATCACCGATCGTTTCCACCATAGCGGAGTCGGCCATGCCACTTCCGAAAGTCCGCAGAGGCAACGAAGTCGCGATCGATTTCCTCGACCATGGGGAATCGTCGCAAGGGCCCTTGGAATTCACTGTCTACGGCCGTGTGATTTCCCAGGATAAACATCACATCGTGGTCGCTTCCTGGGTCTACTCGGATCCAGCCAAGCGATTTAAGCACGACGATTACAACGTCACCCAATTCACGATTGTCCGGAGCACCATCCGAGCGATCCGTTTTGTCCGATAAAACCTCAACTCAATCCCAACAAAGGCAACTCGACCATGCCACAGTTTATGGATTGCGAAGCCAGGACCTGGAATCTTCGCATCGACATCGACGCAATCCGGCGTGTCCGCTCCGCATACTCGATCGACCTTGCCACCGCCCTGGCCTCTACCGAAACGATCGAACGGCTCACTTCCGACATCGTCCTGACGATCGATGTGATCTATGAGATCTGCCGACCCGTCGCAGAAAAGCACGGAGTCACTCCGGAGTCCTTCGGACGTTCACTCGCTGGTGATGCTCTCGGCCAGGCTGTCACCGCATTCGAGGAGGCACTGGTGGAATTCCTCCCGGAGTCCAATCGCCGGGCCACCGCTCGGCGAATCCTCGAGGCAGGAAAGGCACTCCAGAATCAGACGGCCCTACGGATCACCAACGCGATGGACAAGGGGCTGCTGGAGATGGGGATCCAGGAGCAACTGACGAGTCTGGATCAGATGATCGAAAAAGCGATGCAGAAGAGCGCGCCGAGTACTGGCCAACCATCCTCCGACTAGCAGCAAGAATCGGGATCGAGCCAGGGCCCTACACACTGCGAGAGCTGATGTGGATGTCCGACGAGATCAACAAAGACCGCTGGGATCGCACCAGTGACCTGATGACCCTGCTAGCAAACATCCACAGCCCGAAGCGAGCTCGCCCCTACAGACGCACTGATTTTCACCCGTACCGCACCGACAGCCCACCGCCGAGCATCAGCCGCGCCGGGCTGCACAATTTGCGAGACGGGCTCCCGGTCCACTATGTGACGCTACCAAAAACCGATGCAAATTGACCAACCGACCCTTCGCCAATTGATTGCCGCCGACCAGCAAGCTGCCGCAGCTCTGGCCGAGGGCCGGTACGGAGACTGCGCAATTCGGTGCTGCGAGATCGCGCCGCGAGTCCCGCGATCGCTGCCGTTGTCCTTTATGGGCATCATCGCTGTCTATCGCGACAACCTGCCGATGGGCGGAGAAGTCATTGCCGCGCTGCAAACGGTCGCTTACGTCAATCCGATCATCGGGCTCATGGTCTCGTTTATGACGCGCGAAGCCGCCGAGGATGCCCGGCCAGACTTTGGCGACCCGAGCATCCGTGCTGCTTTGACAGTACCGCAACCGCATGGACTGGGACTCACACCTCAGCAAGCTGCTCCGCTGCTAGCCGCTGGCCAGCAGCCCGACACAATCACAGGCCGAGACATCGAGCTTCTAGCTAGCGAGGAAATCTAAGTAATGCCATCCCTGGTCACGAAAACCACGCCCGACTTTATCACGCTCATTTCGTCCCGAATTGTTGCGACGGGAAATGTCCAGGCAGCGTCGCAGACTCTCGATTTGCGAGAAGCTCCAGGGGCTTGGATTCGCGGGTTTATGGGTCGCGCGAGCACGGGTACTCCAGTGCGAGCAGGGTACTTCCACATTGCTCCCACGGACAACAACACGGACATCATTCCTGTCTCTATGTTCGACATGGTTGGACAAGGCCCAACGACTGCAGCGCAGCTTGGATCGCTCAGCGCCAATCTGTCGACATCCGATCGTGTTATCTCTCTCTCTGCGACGACATCTTTTTCTGTCGGTGACACGGTATGTATTTTCAATTCCGATGCATCACTAGCTCAATGGAACAGGATCGCCTTTGGTGCAACGACCGCCTGGAGAACCCAGAGAACCCACCGCGTTCTAAATCTTACTGGCCACTCGGTAACCAACCTCGCTGATGTGCGTCAAGTGTGGATTCCTGGGGGTGACATCTACGAATTTAGCTTCGTCAATGAGTCGTCGATTCCTTACGTCGTGCAGCTTCTGGCCGTCGTCGACAAAGGAGAAACGATCACCTGATGCTGGCGTACTACGGGCCGGAATGGGAAAGTCTCGCTAACCGAATGGTCGGTCGTTGGTGTCCTTCGTTTTCTGGCAACACCGGATTGCAATTGCCGGACACGATGGGCCGGAATCATGGCACGCTGATTAACTTTTCGAACAACGGCAATGATGCGTATGTTGCGAGTCCTGACAAATTAGCGGTGGATTGCGACGGGTCAAATGATTTTGTTGTCGCCACGACTCCGCTCCTCTCCGGGAGTCTTTCGTTTTCCGTGTGGGCTAGAGGAGTTACTGGCAATGCGAGCACTAATTACATAGCGTCGATACCAATCGCTAGCTCCGGATCAAACGGAATCGATTTCCGAAACCCGACAAACGCGCAGGCTAATTTAGCCTTAATCGGAACCTTCGTGACGATCAACTCTGGAGTCGATATTCGAGGCTCATGGAATCACTTGCTCATGGGCTATGGAAATGGAGTTGCATTTTTTTATGTCAATGGAATTTTAGTAGGCTCTCAGGCATGGGCGAACGGCTTGAGCCCGTTAAGTTCGCGAGAGTTAAATCTTGGCCGGTTCGGCTCGTTTGGGTCTCATTCTCCGGTGCAACTCGACGACATAATTATTTTCAACACCGGCTTAACCGCCAACGACGTTCGGTTCATCTACGAGCAAGGCCGGGGCGGTGGCATGCTCATGCAACCACCGAGACGACGCAGTGTCGCTGCGGTCATCGCCGCTTTGGTGCTTGCTTGCGAGACAGGCAACTACAGTCTGACGGGTCAAGAAGCAGGCTTGTTCGCAAGTCGAGTGCTTGCTGCCGATCAAGCTCAATACATCCTCTCCGGCAACGCGGCCAACACGACTGCAAGCCGCCTGCTCTCGGTCGATCCGGCCTCCTACACGGCGACCGGCAACGATGCTGCGACGATCTGCGCGAGACTGCTCGACGGCGGAGCTGCGGCTTACGCTCTGACGGGCACTAATGCTGGACTGATCGCGAATCGAAAGCTGACGGCGGACCAAGCAGTGTATTTCCTGGCTGGCAACAATGCCGAGCTGCTTCGATCCCTCAAGCTCAATGCTGGATCGATTTCACTACAACTCGACAACTTTGCCGCGTCGCTGCTGGCCGATCGCAAGATCTCCGCCGACGGTGCCCAGTACATCCTTGTCGTCTCCGATGCAAATCTCACCGGCTCTGCGTCTGGAGTCGCCCCCTACTACTACCTGTTCATGATGCGAGGACCTCAGTAAATGGCCACCTTCAACAAGTTCCAATCGTTCGCCAAAAACGTTGCCGAAGGCAAGATCAACCTTGCCACAGATCAACTCGCCGTCGCACTGACCAACGTCGCTCCTGTAGCTACCAATGCGGTTTTGGCTGATCTAACGCAGATCAGTTACACCAACGCCAGCACTCGCAACCTGACGACCAGCAGCAGCACTCAGACCGGTGGAGTGTACAAGCTCACTGTGGCCGACCTGGTGATCACCGCTTCGGGAGGATCTGTCGGACCGTTTCGGTACGTGGCGATCTACGACGACACGCAGACGAGTCCGGCCAAGCCGCTGATCGGATGGTACGACCGTGGAGACTCGGTCACCCTGCTTGACGGCGAAACATTCACGATCGACCTCGACCAAGTCAATGGACTCCTGACCCTCACCTAATCATGTACAGAGCCACTGCCGGAACACTCAAGGTCTTCGCCTTCAACCGGACAACCAATGCTCCGGTGACTGGCGGTGCTGCGCAGATCACTTGCCGAGTCTCTCTCGACGGCGGTGCTCGTGCTGCGCTCGCCGATACCAATCCGACCGAGATGGAGGATGGATACTACCTTTTTGATGTGACAGCAGGCGAGACCAACGGCATTACCGCAGACTTCTTCCCCGAGTCCGCAACATCTGGCGTCCAAGTGATCCCCGTCGAGCACTCTCGCTACCTGTCGCTTGAAAATGTGATCGCGGCCAAAACCAACACGATCACCGCAGGCAAGGTCTCGTATGCTGGCCCGGTGACCGCTAAAGGCACAATCGATCAGATCGTCATCGGCGATGATTACCTGACCGCCCATGGTACCGCATTCGTCTGGACGATCTCCGCGATCCCTGGCATGTCGGTCGGTGCTGTCACGGTCCACTTCGGTGGAACCAACGGGACCAACCCATTCGCTGTCACCGGCACCGCTGCGGACA